CTTTGAAGGTTACCTGCAGGAAAGAAAATGCTAATGCTATTGGCGGGTGCTTTGTCACTCGTTTTGACAAATGTGCTTCTCACCATGTTGAAGGCACAGATTTGAGAGTCTGTTATTCCTCAGCTGGTGGATCATATGGAAATCTAGTTGATTATTTTCCAACTGGTGATCTTAGTGATCATGGATTTCGTATGCTTTGGCGTGCTCGTGATGGACATTTGACTAATGTTCGTGGAGCTGCTAAGATTGGCACTGTCAGTAATGGCATTTGCAAATTCACTGGGGGTTCTTATACTCATCTGAGTATAAACACTTTCAATGGTTTGTGTGGGGCTACGCTTATTTCTGAAAATAAGCAAACCTGCATTACTGGTATTCACCTGGGTGGAAAACAAGACACTCCTCGTGGATGCTTTGGAACTCTTACTAGGGATCAAATTCTTGATGCTATTGAACGCATTAAGAAAATTCCTGGAGTTGTGAAGACTGGCACTGAAGGAGAATTCGAACCTCAAGTTTTGGGTAAACAAATCTTGATAGATGAACCTCTTCATCCAAAGAGTCCCGTAAATTTCCTACCAGAAGGTTCTCAATTTGCTTATTTGGGAGCGTGCATTGGAGCTACTACTTCGCGGAGTGATGTTCGTGAAACTCCTATTTCTCGGTATGTCACTGAAGAAACTGGTGTGGAAAACATCTGGGGTAAACCCAAAATGAAGCCTGAATGGGAGGCTTGGCAGAAGGCTATGGCAAATGCTAGCCACCCTGCTGAACCTGTTAAGCATGAAATCTTACTGAAATCTGTTATTGATTATCGCCGACCTCTTTTAGAGATCGCTAAACAGGACCCATGGTGTCGTGAGACACCACTTTCTGATCATGAAAACCTATGTGGACGTGTTGGATGCAAATTTATTGATGCTATCCCTTTGAACACTTCTATTGGTTTCCCCTTGACAGGTCCCAAGCGTGATTTTATCACAGAATTGGAGCCTACTTTGGAAAAACCAAATAATAGAATTCTTGATCCAGAAATTATGGAATACATTAACAAGTGTGAGGATAATTACCGTAAAGGTATTCGTAATCATTTTGTTGCGAAAGCGTGCAAGAAGGATGAAGTCCTTCCTGTTGCAAAGGAAAAGTGCAGGATTTTTTACGCCAATCCTATTGCATTGACTTGGTTAGTGAGGAAGTATTTCCTCCCAGTTATTCGTTTGCTACAAATGAATCCACTTGTTGCTGAATGTGCAGTTGGAATTAACTGTCATGGTCCTGAATGGGATCAATTCCATAACTTCGTCATGACTTTTGGCGAAGACCACCTTATTGGTGGTGATTATGGCAAATATGATCAAAAATTGCCAGCTCAGAAGTTGATTGCTTCTTTATCTATTTTGATCGACATTGCTAGAAATATGAGTTACACTG